CTCCACCGTCTTTGAGCAAACTATACGAAAAATCGTAATAGTTGATTGTGTCTTTTTTAGAAGCGAGTTCGTCGTATGTAGTTTTTAAGTTCTCTCTAAAAGATTCTAACTTCTCATGTTCAGAATTTCTGTTTGCAAGGTTCTCGGTAAGAGTTTGAATTTCAGATTCAAGATTTTGGATTTGTCTTCGTAATCCATTAATCTTAATATTGTTTTGAGAAATACCATTCGTTAGTTTCGAAATCTCCTTCGATAGAGTATTGAATTGACGCTCTCGCCCCTCTTCCTCTTTAATTGCCTCCTCTAGTTCTTTATAACCAGACTGCAACTCTTTTGCTTTATTTTGAGCGTCGTTGATCTTATTTATCCTAAACTCCTCATCAATAGGTTGAGTACATGTGGGGCATACCGTATTCTCAGTGAAGAACTTATGCTCTTTAGTAATAGTAGATACCTTTTGGGAAATTTTTCCTTTAAGGTTTCCTAACTTACGAAGTTTCTCTGCATACCCAGTGATAGTATCTTGCTCACGAATAAGTTCCCGAAGAGGTTCTTCCACCGACTCGTTTTCCCGAATATAATTACCAATTTCTTCATCTAAATTGACAATCTTTTCTTTATTGGCATTTATGTTAGCATTACCACGATTTTCAAGTTCTTCAATAAAGTCCTTTTGCATTTGAACTTTATCATTAAGAGACTCTTTCTTTAGTTCAAGAGTTTTAATCTCATCCTTAATCAACCGTATCTTATCCTTGATTACCATATTCATTGAGGAGAAGATTTTAATATCCAACAAATCTTCAATTACCTCACGACGATGAGATGCAGAAAGTTGCATAAAGGGGACAAAAGTACTAGAACCTAGAATTACAATCTGAGTGAAAGACTTATAGTTCATCTTTAGAACATTTTGCTCCAACCACTTTTGTTGATCTAGGGCTGCGGATGCTTGGTCTAAAAGTTTGCCATCTCGCCAGATTTCAAATACGGTAGGTTTAATACCACGAATAACTTTCCAGTCAACCTTACCAACAGAAAAATCAACTTCAACTCTGCAATCTTTATCGTTTACGGAGTTAATAAGTTGCGGTTTATTGATTTTGCGAAATGGTTTACCAAACAAAGAAAAACACAAAGCATCCAACACAGTACTCTTACCAGCACCATTAGATCCAATGATTAAGTTTGTACTATTTTTTGTAAAGTCTAGTTCAGTAAATTGTTGACCTGTGCTTAGAAAATTACGCCACTTTATAGTCTTAAATAAAATCATGTTCAATATCAGGAGGAATTACAATGTCTTCAGGAGTTATTACAGCATATTGATACCCATGAAGTTCACACGTCTGAATGATTACATCATCTTCAATTTCAATCACATGCATTTCAGGATAGTTATCTTCTTCTAGCATTATAGCATATCGGACAGCATCATCCTCTTCTTGAAACAAATAGAGAATTTGTTCTCCATCTTCATTTCTTACGGAATATGCTCCTTCAGTTTCTCTCCCATTAATAGTCAATATAAACATCTTAGACTAACTCACATGCCTCTTGATACACTTCCTGAAGTAATTTTTGTATAAGTGATTTATCAAGACTCACTTCAGATTCTTCAATATATCTATTTAAAATTGAGAGAGTATCTTCAGATTCAAATGCTTCAAAATCTTCAGAACCTTGAACTTCAAAGTTCTCTACAATTTTAAGTTCTGCAATATTTGAGGAGTAAAGTTTATCAATAAACTTTTCAAACTTTTTGGTATCAGTCTTTTTGCGAACTACTACCTTTACAATTTTGTTTTCGTATTCTCTAGCATCAAAGGTTTGATAGTTTGTATCCTCATAGTAAATATTATAAAACATTCTATATGGATTATTGACTGGAATATGTTCTAAAGTTTCGGTATCAAATATAGTAAAACCTCTTTTATCGTTTAGGTCATTCCAGTACAACTCATAAGGGTTTCCTAGATAGAAGATTGTTCCGTTGTCCGATCTAGTGTGATAGTGTCCCGAATAGACGCGGGTGAACTTCTCAAATAGTTTGCTTTCCAAACCATGCTCCATGATGATTTGGTTATTAACTCTAAATCCTTGAAATTCAAGGTGCCCCAGCGCACACGAGCAAGTTGTTTTTTGAATAAGTTTGAAAGTTTGCTCTTCATTTTCTTGATTAATCCAGGGTATAAAAAGTACGTTGAGTTTATCTAGTTTAACTTCAGTTGGTTCGGAATATACAATCACATTATTATATTCGCGCAGAAGCAAATCAACGGCATTAACTTGATTACTATTTTTATAGTAAGCTGTATGGTTGCCGACAATCGTATGAACCGTTACTCCCATTTCATGGAGACGGTCATAATAGTTATTCTTAGCCCAAGATAGAGCGGAAAAATCAATACCCTTACGACTATCAAATGTATCGCCCATATCAATAACTGTGGTGATCCCGTACTGTTCCAGCGTCGGGAAAAACACGTCATTGTAGAACTTTAGAAAATAGTCATGAAAGAGTTTAGAGTTCTTTCTTGCGCCGAAATGCTGGTCGGTGATAATAGCGACTTTCATCAATACCGAAGTTTACTATGGATATTGTCCTTAATACTATTGTAATCGCTGTAGTTAGATCCGTCAATACTATTATCTTCAAAAACCTCAGAATATCCAGATTTCTCCAAGATTTTATTTTTGATTTCTAATTGACGCTTTTCTCTTTGGATGCGGCGAAGAAAAGCGTAGTGAATAATTTGAGTAAAGTATGCGAAAGGATTCTGTGACTTCTCTGGATTGAAGTTGTGAATGTATTGAACGCAGTTCTCAATCCCATCAGAAATCATATCTTCCTTAAACATATAGTTCACGAAGTTTGGTTTGAAGGAAAGATGATTGGCAATCTTCAGGAAACACTCTCCGATGTAGCGAGGAATGGGAGGTTTTGGTTTTCCTTGTATTTCTGCGATTTCTTTATCTTCGCGATACTTAATTAGAGCAGCAAGAAACTCTTTATTGTTGACGTAATGCTCTGACCTCTTTCTTTTGGTCATAACTGCTGTGGTTATCATAAGTTTTTATCATTATTATGTATAGATTATACCACTTAAACAAATAGTTGACAAGGTATCATAAACTCCGTATAATAACCTTTGTGGAGGTTGAAAAGTTATGTTTTAGCTTTTCTTATAGAGCTTCTCTAGAATCTCTTTAGCATCATTAACATTAGAGATATATCCCATTTTACGACTTAATTTAGATTCATTATTATTTTTCTTTTTAGAAGACTCTCTAACATAGTTTTGATACATGTTTATCATTTCTATATCAAAAGATTCAGAAAGAGTTATAACGTCTTCTATATTAATAATGAACATATCTTCTGTGGTTGTCTTTAACCACGGTTCAAGTTTATATCCTACTGTTCCTGTTCTACTTTTTATTTCAGAAACAATGATGGGATTTGATACGATTAGGAGTGTCCTGTCTTCTTCTTCTGAAGCTGCTACTTTTGCAAATAGTTCTTCACCAGTTTTTAATTTAACAGTGCAATAAAAATCTTCTTCTATCATGCTTTCTTAAGTTGTATGGTGATTATTTCGTAGTTAAAGTTCTCCTCATTATAAGTTTTAATTCTTTCAATTAAGTGATTTAAAGTATAATTTTTTCTCGAATTGTAAGTACAGTCATCAGAAATATCATATAGTACTGCTTTTGTTTTATTTTTTCCTTTTCTTAAAACTCTTCCAATAGATTGAAGATTTCTAATTCTAGATTTACTTGGGGAAGCGAATATTACATTATGTAAGTTTTTAATGTTAATGCCTGTGGAAAAAGTACCATAAGAAGCAACGATAATTGCGTTAGACTCTCTTTCCGTAATTTCTCTAACTAATTCTCTTTGTTCAGTGTCAACACCACCATGAATAAAAAATACTTTACGATCATCTCGCTTATTGCTATTTATCTTTTCGTATAGTATTGCTCCATGTGATTCAACACGACTAAAAAGGACAAGAGTATTTCCTTTTAAATCTAAAGAGAGATTGGTTATAAACTTATTTCTCTGCTCGTGAGAGATTAAATACTGTATCTCATCTTCATAAGTTTCAAACTTCTGTGGTTGATGTTTAAGAACAAGACAACGAATATCCAACTGAGAAAGATGACCTTGCTTCATCAACTCATCAGTTCTCGTTACTTTATATGATGGACCAAATAAACCTTCCAGGACCCACTTATGAGTTTGTGTTCCATCTAAAGTTCCAGTAAAACCAAATCTATACTTAGCGTGATGAAGTTTCGTCATAATCTCAATCAGAGATTTGCTCTTGAACAAATGTGCTTCATCTCCTATAATGACGTTATAACCCTCAAAGAATGAACGTTCTAATTTATAGACAGACTGCCAAGTAGTAATTGTAACTGGATATTCATTAGTCTTTTCTCTACCCGAATAGATACGGTGACAATATGAATCAGCATCCCAACCATAGTCTAAAAAATCCTTGTACATCTGCTCTACAAGAGATGTCGTCGGAACAACTAAGAGAATTTTTTGCCCTTTATCTACGTAATACCGTACAAGGGAATAAATCATCAAGGATTTTCCTGAGGCTGTGGGTGATATCAGCAATTTTCGGTTATGTCGCAGAGCGTCGTATACTCCCTCTACTTGATACTCTCGCGGAGAATGAGAACAAATAGAGTTCATATAACCCTTTACACCTTCATATGAGATTTCTTCATTAATCTCAAATGGTTGCCCATAGAATTTATTTTCTTTAAATTGATACTTGTAATTATGATTTTCTAATTTATCAATTACCTTAGGAAGAAGACCTGCGTATATCTCTCCAGTATGAGTACTTAGTAGGCGAATCTTTCCATCCCAATGCCTGCTTCTGTACTGGGACATAAATTTTGCAGACTCTACTTCAAAAGTGAAGTATGGTTGAAGTTCATACAAAATATGAGGTTCACAATCTAACTTTAAGTAAACCTCATTTTTCTTTTCAATAATTACGTCACTCATAACAATGTTATTGCTATGAGTATTTATTTACCCTAGACCAGACTGAAAACGAATAAATTCTATAGCATTTTTAATTTGATAAGTCCTGTTTTGAATCATCTTCAGAATGCTTTCAATATAACTTAATAGTGTTTCATAGTATTCAATTTTTAGTGATACTTGAGAAAGTTTTTCATCCGAGTCCAAGTATCCTTGTAAAGTTTCTTTATCCCTGATTTTTTTAGGAAATGGATTCTCCACATAAACATCAGGGTCTGCTTTTCCAGTAAAGTACTCATATTTTTCGTGCCTCAATTTTTTCTTTTGCTGTTCAGATTTCTTTTTTAGCAAATTGATCGTATTGTATAAATCAAAGTATTTTGCATGAAGTATGGGAATGTTTAAAGATTCTGTATGAAGATTATCAATATCCATCTTGGAATCTTTTTCCCACATAGACTGAATTGTATCTAAATCAATATTCATAATTAAGTGAAGAAATTATTGTGAAGTTAGGGGATTTCCGTTTTTATCTAAAATATTATACACCAAATACTTAAATGTTACATCAGCAGTAAAATATTCAGTGTCTGTACTTGTAGCATCAAATTCTAATGGAGACAAATAAACTGGGAACATAGACCTAAATTTAACCTGGAAGTTAAATCTAAGACTACTATTTAATCCTATTAAAGTACCATCAGAATATAAGTTTAAATCTGACTTATATGGTTGTTCAAATGCTTCGTTTGAATTTTGAAAGTCGTATATTTCTTGTAAACTCTCTGGGAATCCAAGACCTCTCATCCAGTTTTGGATTTCCATGTAATTTTCTAAATTCTCATCAACTAAAAATTTAATAGTAAAATCATCAAATACCATTTTATCACCAGGAACCGGTATGTCGTTCAGATAATTTGGTTGTGTCGCTACTCCAAGTGTGAGTGATGGTATTGAAACTTGATTGGAAAAGAAAGCAACCTTAGGTGCTCTATTCAATGAAAATTTAAAATTAACTGACGAAAGAAAATTTCTATTTTCAATCTGATTTGAAGACATCGTTTTTTAAATATTTAGATAACTCTTTCCCATCTGCTACCAGGTCCACTGTACTTTAAAGACCTGCTTATACTGCTTTCCAAAACACCAGTTTCCATCCTTGCTTCTTTCATAGAGATATATTCCTTTCCAGTAGTTCTATCTCTAACCGATACTATTCTAGACTGCCTGGTTGCTTCTTTTACGTGCTCTGGGCATGGTTTTCCATATGTTCCACCATCACCACCTAAAGTTGCATTGTACTGTGGTTTTAATTTATCAATCCAGTATATTTCTCTTTCACCATTATTAATTTTATCAGTTTCTTCTATGATTTCCCATATAAAATTATCTCTTCCATATTTTCTTAATGCACTTGGAAAAGGTGTATTTGCATTTTTATTCTTGGCGTACCACCAGTGTTTATATTCTCTGCTACTAATAGAACCTTTACATCTACCTATGTAAAATTTATTGTTTATTTTATTTGTTGCTTTGTAAATATAATACATATCACCGAGATTATTAACACTAATATTTATAAAAAAAGAGACCCTTAAGGGCCTCTAGGTAATCATGTGAGGTGGATAAATCCACCAAATTTTTACATGAGATTTTTGACCGCGACTCTTCTGTAGTAGCGGTTAGCGTTAACGCGGAGTCTTCCGAGACCCTGATCAGTGCCTTCAGCGAATGGGTTAGCAACAAGACCATAACGGGTCTTAAAGCCAATCTTGGGCTGGAAGCTGTTCTCACCAACGGCACGAACCATTTGGAGGGGAACATATGGGCAATAGAAGAGACCAGCGTCATAAGGTGAAGAACCCTTATAACCTACAACGTAGTACTGATTACCAGGAGTTGCATTACCTGAGGTCAGGTTAGCAGCATATGGGTCAATGTATACGCGGAACTTGCCCATGAGGGTACCAGCGAAGGTGTTGCCGGTATCATCAACGTTCAGGTTAGCGTTGAGTGCGGGGGTGTAGTCAAGAACACCAGCCATGGTCAGTGCTGAAGCAACGTCAGCAGAGCACATGATGATGTTGCCCTTTCCGCGACGAGTTCTTTGTGCGATTGCGTTAGCATCACGCTCGATTTGGAAAAGAAGACCCTTGAACTTCTCAACAGACCAACGACCGTTTGAGTCGATGTCGAGGTCAAATACGCCAGGAGTTGCTACGTTCTGTACAGCACCTTGCTCAGCAACCTTATAGATGGTTCTGATGACTTCACGGTTGATTTCAGCAAGAATTTCGCTAGACAGAATGTTAGCGAGTTCTGCTTCAGCATTCAGACCGTGGATTGCCTTGAGGTCCTGAGCGAGTTCTAGTGAATACTCAGCCTTCAGAGCGCGTGACTTAGCGGTAACGGTGACTTTCTCGATTGAGAAAGCCATCTGGTTGAACGCATTACCGTCAGTTCCATCAAGTGCCTCAGAATCTCCAGTAGGCATACCCTGACCGACGTTATATGCGGTTGAGGTAGCGGTTCCTACGGGGTTGAGAAGTGATGGGTTTGAACCAGCCTGAATGGTGGTACCAATACCAGCATTAACATCAGCAAAGTCGCGGGTAAGAGTAGTATCGAAACCTGCGTCGGTGCCGGAGAATGTGGTATCTGCTTCGTTATAGAATGCCTCAGTTCCACTCTGATTGGTGTAACGTGAGCGCATTGCGAAGATGAGTCCAGTAGGACCACTCATTGGTTGAACGCCAGCCAGGTCATAAGCGACCAGGTTGGGCATTGAACGACGGATGAGTGAAATCAGGACTGGATCGAAACCTGCAGTAGGACCACCTGCGAGTGAACCACCACCGAATCCACCCTGGGCACCAGCAGCATTACCGCTGTTGGTGGGGGCTTCCATGAGCATATTCATGGAACCATTGTCGAAAGCT